ATATGGCTAAAGCTTTAGGTGTGCCGTATGTTCTGATGAAAAGCGGTAATAACGCAAATATTGCTGCCAACCAAGTATTGTTCTACGAACACACTGTATTACCAATAGTTTCCATGTTTTGTAGTGCAATAGCACACTATTTTAATAGTTCTACTATAAAGCCAGATAAAACAGTTATTACAGCCTTACAACCAGATCTACGTACCCAAAGTCAATATTATGTAAGTTTGGTAAACTCTGGTGTTATAACACCCGACGAAGCTAGAAAAAAATTAGGATTTGAGATTATTAATGACTCATCTACTAATCAAATACGTCTACCTCAAAATATTACAGGTAGCGCTACTAACCCGGATTTAGGAGGAAGACCTTCTAATGAAGAAGCAGATACCATACCTGCAGACGAAACCTTAAAGGAGTAACCGATGCAAAAAACATTTTTTATAGATACCGATGACTTTAGTGTCAAAGGCATATCTGATAATAAAACGTTAAAAATTGCTGGTTATGCCAACACTTCTGAAAAAGATAGAACAGGTGATATCGTTCTATCTCAAGCGTGGGCAAAGGGTATAGATAACTTTAGAAGAAATCCTATACTTTTATATCAACATGACCATTCAAAACCTATTGGAAAAGTTAATAACATTACCGTAGATAAGAAAGGGATCTTTGTTGAAGCGAGCGTTAGTGAGGCTGCCGAGCACCAACACGGAGTTAAGACTCTAATAAAAGACGGAGTTCTAAAGAGCTTCAGTGTTGGATTTAGAATTAAAGACGCTGACTACGATAAAATGAACGACACATTCTATATTAAAGATCTAGAATTGTTAGAAATTTCAGTTGTTAGCGTACCAGCAAACCAAAATTCATTATTTTCTGTTAGAAAAAGCTTTGAAAATGATGATTCCTATTTAGAATTTAAAAAATCTTTTGAAGTTACTACTGAAGAAGTTGCAGTAGAAACTAAAACTGAAGAAGTAGAAGCTATTGAAGCTAAAGCAGCTACAGTAGAAGAGGTTCAAAAAGAAGAAGAAATGACTGCTTCTGAAGATCCTCTAAAGCCTATCCCTTTTATAAACTTACTAAGTGCTGATACAAGTAAAATATCAGAAAAAACCTTTGTAGTTATAAGCGGAGAACGTTACAAAACTAATAAGATAGCTACTGCAGATAATCCAGTATTCATCTTTGAAAAGTGTGACGTACTTGGAGAAGGCTTGAATAAAGAAATATCTGTTGTTGCAACTGATGTTATAATATTAAATTCATGGGACTTAGAAAAGAACTTTGATATTCACTTAGTAGTAAATAGTGAAAAAGTATTCAGTGATGAAGAGAAAGTTAAGATACTTAGCAAGTTTAAGTCATTAATTACAAAATCAGAAATTGATCTCATTAGACTAAAAACAATTAATGAACTTTCTACTAACTCTGCACTTCAAAGAGCACTGAATGATACGATAAACCTTACAACTTTAAACTACGCTAGTTGGAATGATTCTCATTTCTGTTTAGCAAATAAGTTATGTATGGTAGTTGAGTCTCTAAAAACTCTTCCACAAGAAGAAAATAGAGATTTAATGTTACAAGTATATGGCCATAATATACAAAAAACTCTAGAGGAGAAAAAAGAAATGACTACTGAAAACGTAGGTGATCCAATCACAATCAGCACCAAAGCAGCATCAGCTGAGGTAGAGACCAAAGCTGCTGTAGCTAGCGTTGCAGAACCACGCGTTGCACAGCTAGTAGAAAAAGCAGGTAATGCAGTACTAGCTGCAGAAGCTGCCGACTATAGATCAGCTGAAACAGGCAAAGCTGCCGATCCACGTGTAATGGAAGAGCTAGCCGAGCTAAAAGGACAACTAAGAGCTTATCGTGAGCAAGTAAGTGCTTACCAGACTAGCAAAATGCATTACTCAGAAAACTCTCGCACCGCCGAGCAGTTCTCTGACGCACAAAAATCCAACGCAGTATTCCTAGCTCGCGCACTAAACAAAGGCGTATTTTCTACAAGCTACGGCGACCGTATGAAAGCTGTTCTAACAGACGGTAATCTAAACGAAGCATTCAGCACAAACGTATACCACGAAATGCAGCAACAACTAGTTGTAGCTCCAATGTTCAACCGCATTGAAGTAAACAGCAAAGATTTCCGCATTCCAGTAGCAGATGAAGATACTTCTGACTTCGTAGCACAGTTCCCAAGTGGTTCTTTTGCTGCAGGCGTGAACGATCTAACAACTGTTCCAACAAGCCGTCAGGCTCAAATCGCTTCTATAAACCTACAACCAAAGAAGTTTATGGTAAGCACACACATTGCGAAGGACGAAGAAGAAGATACAATTCTTCCTCTAATCGACTTCCTACGTCAAGCTGCTACTCGTCGTCTAGCTCGTGGTATTGATAAAGCAATTCTACGTGGTGACGGCACTCTAAGCTCTTTCAGCGCTTCAAACGCTCTAGCTGGTGCAGGTGCTTATGCTTCTGTTATCAAGGGTGTAGTTGAACTAGCTGCAAGTGTAAACGCACTTGTAACAAAAACTGGTACAACTATTGATAAAGCTGATCCAGGCGATATCGCTGCAGCAAGAGTAAGCCTAGGCCGTTATGGTCTAGCTCTAGGTACAAACCTAGCTTACATCACTTCTGTAGAAGGTTACAATAACCTAGTTACAAACACTGATTTCCAAACAGTTGATAAGTTCGGTGCTCAAGCTACTTATCTAACTGGTAGTGTAGGTGCTGTATATGGTATTCCTATATACATCTCCGAATTCATGGATAGCGCAGCTGCTGCTGACTCTAACGTGGGTGTACTAGTTTATAAGCCAGGCTTCATCATCGGCGAACGTCGTGCGATGGAAATCGAAAGCGAATATCTACCACAGCAACAAGTTACAGCGATGTACCTAAGTACTCGTTTTGACTTCAAAGCACTAACTACTGTAAGTGCTGCTGCTCTAAGTGCTCGCTACGCATACGCCGGCCTAATCACTACAGCAAGCTCCTAATATTACTACGTAATATTGGTTACTACCTAGGGGGTGGGGCTCTGCCCCACCCTTATTTTATTTTAGGATATCAATATGATAAAGCATAATATTTGTCACATACACTCATTAAATCATCCGAGTGTTTATAAAATAATATACAATCTCCATAAGCACAATCACCTATTTGACGGTGAGAAGATAGCTACAGTAACTAAGGTATCTACTGAGCTGCAGGTTTATAAACTAGTAGTAAGTATTTTAGAAAAGCTAGGCTATGACGTTATAACAGTAGATAATAACGATAAAAGAGAAGTATCTCATTTTTTTGATATTTCGCTGCCAAAGCTACTTAGTAAAACTACTGAAGGCATATTATTTTATAACCATTCTAAAGGTGTTATATATCACCCAGACTCTGAAGATGGTAAAGTTACTAGTTTATGGACTGACGTACTTTACCACTACTGCTTAGATCAGGTAGATAAATTACCTTTCGATAATGATAAATACAAATCTTTTGGAACCTGTAAAGTATCTAAAAAAGGATTTTTACCGGATAAGATAAATGAAAATTATACTTATGTTGGTACTTTTTTCTGGATAAGAGTTAGTACTCTCGCAGGAGTAGACTTTAAACCTCACTCTAAATTTTATTTAGAAGGCTTACCAGGATTGGTATCAACATCCGCAGAAGGTTTTAATATAGGACCCACGTTATTATTCTCAGAAGGGCCCTACAATCTAGAAACATGGAATAAGAAAGGAATACATTATGGATTTCCAAATCAAGACACAGTTAATTGAAGAGGCTAGAGAAAAGTACGTTACTTTTGATAACGCTTTTAGAGAATATATAGCTACTGGAAATTCTGTAAACGGTGCTTACAACTTTTTTACTATTGAAGATATTAAAAAATACGAATCAGAGTACCAGTCTTATCTAGAACTAGAGGCATGGAAAACTCTACATGGAAGTAGCAAAGATTCTTCGCCTATTCAGCTAGAATCACACTCAATAATTGAAAAATTGGAGACTCTAAATGAGCAGCTTAATAACCCTACCAGAAATAAAAGACTTCCTAAGTCTAAAAACAGCTAACACAGAAGAAGATGGAAGACTTAGCAACATAGCTGTTCAGGTAAGCTCACTAATATCTTCATACTGTGGTAGAAGCTTTTCTGCTAACACTTATACTGAGTACTTCAATGGAGGGGTTAGCTCTGTTTTTATAGCCAATCCGCCTTTGAACAGAGTAGATGAGGTTTCTCACTACGACGGTGTGCAGTATTATACTCTTGGTAATCCAGATCCTAACGGACAACCCATAGCAGTAGAAGGACAAGCCCATACAATCAGTAAGGTAGGCAATCCTACCTTAAAAACCAGAGTAAAAAAATTTGGTAGATCGAGTGCTTACTTTGACGGTAGTAGTTACTTACAAACTACCACTAATGAAGATTGGGATCTAGGTCCAGATGACTTCTCTATAGAATGTTATGCTAGATTTGCCAATACTACTTCAGGATATCAAACTATCGTTAGCAGTGGGTCTGCCTCTAATAATTGGGCTTTAGGTATTAACTTTTCATCTTTCGGACTTCACTTTAGTGTTGTAGAAAACGGAGTAACTGTAAGTAACGTTGTACAAGGGTCTAATACTGGATATACTGCAAATGAGTTTTACCACCTTAGCGTAAATAGATTTGATAATAATTTTTATATAACCAGACAAGGGTCTGTAATCGGCAGTAATGTATCTAGTATTTCAATATCTAATTATGGAACTGGTGTAAGTATTGGTAAATATATGACTGGATACCTAGATAGCTTAAAAATAAGTCATGAAGGTAAGTATTCAACAAGTTATATTACCTCTAATTATCCTCTATCTGCAGATTCTACTACCAAATTACTACTAAAGTTTGACGGAGCAAATAATACTCAGGAGTTTACAGATCTGTCAAGAACGGTAAACCAATTCTCTTTCTATCCTAGTACGGGAGAAATAACTTTTGATACTGGAGATGGTGGAGGTACACCAGAACTAGGTTTCTTTAGGCCATTGAAATTTAAAAACTATCCAAACGGGGTAAAAGTAATTTATAATGGCGGATACGTTTCAATTCCTGATGATCTAAAACTAGCTATATTAGAAATGGTAAAAGTACTATATAAAGGTAAAAGCGGTTCTGAAACTGTAAGATTCCAAGGAGAATCTATACAATCTCATAAACTTAGCATAGATGACTTCCCTCCTCAAGTTAGAAGAGTGTTGAATATGTATAGGATCATTAATTAATGGTTAAATTAGTAGGTGTTGAAACTTATATAAACGGGGACCTAGCAAAAGCTACTCTGATAGCTTCTCGTTTATCTAGTAGAGCTGCAACAATCGGTGATACCGACTTATCTAAGGCTTTGAGTCAGCTAGCTGAGAGATACTATTCAGCTATTGAAGCAAATATAGCTTTAGTTAGTGGTGCTAGAAAGATACAAGAACAGTCAGGTCGAGGACTGCAAGTAGACTTAATAAAAATAGATGCTAGCAGCTCTAAATACCAAGTTAGTGAAATTAAATCTTCGCTACTAAGGACTATAATAAAAGAAACTAAGAAAGGCACTGACTTTAGAATACAGAGAGATAGTGCTATTAGTTTAGGTTCTGTTCTTAGCATAGGCTTAACTGGTACTTCTAAATTAACTACTGGTTATAAAGTTTTAGACGGCGAGCAAATTCAAGAAGAAGTAACTGAATTAAAAGGTACCGATTTTTTTGTAGCCACCTACAAAAATAACATAAATAAGCTACGAGAAGATTTAGTTAATCCTGCTAATCAAAGTGATCCCTTACTAAGAGATATACTAACTGCAGTAAGTAAAAACTTAGAAACAAAAGCTCTTACACTATCTTTACCTTTTTATATCAACAAGAAAAAAACAGGTATAACTACTTTACAATTTACTAGAGATTATATACTAAAAAATGCGACATTGTTTTATTCTTCCGGCGAAGCTGGAGATAGTATAAAAATTTCTTTTAGCTACAAACAAAGTATAATTAACGATGGTCTTAAAAAAGCTGCAAACAGCGCAGAGGTTCGTAGTTCTATAAGTGAGTATGATAGTAAATTTGAAAACTATGTAGATAACTTACTTAAAAATCTCCCCAATAATGCTCAGAAAATTGCATATTTTGCAAACTTAATAACTAATATAGAAAAAAGACTAAAAAATAAATCTTTTTCTGCTGACATAATCTATGTAAAAGGTAGTGTGATGGCCTATATAGGTCAAGTACAAGTATCAAATAAACGTAAGTTACTGCGAGAAAGAACCCAACAACCTGAACAAAGTATAGTACGCTTAACCGAGTTAGTGCAAGGAAGAGTCAGGTTAAAGATGAGGCGTGGAGTAGGTGTGGCTAGGCCCAGTAAGATATATGAAAGAACAGGCACTTTTAGATCAAGTATAGATGTATACGCAGATTTTAGAAGTAGGCAAATTGATTATTTCTATTTACCGTACTATGATAGCTTAGAAGAGTATGGGTATGAAATAAATAATTTAGTTACAGAATCTATACGCGCAATTATGCAAGAGAGATACTCTACACAATTTGCACTACGTAGGAAAACAATTTAAAAAAAATAAAATTTGCCAATTAAATTAGTGCATGATATACTTAAGGAAGAATTAAAGAAATGTCTAATCGTAGTAATATAGTAAATCACATCATAACTAATTTAAAAAAGATTGATGGTAGAACATCTCCTTTTTCTTCTTCATACGTATTCTCTACTAATTTATATGAAAATGTGTTTCGTGGATTGAAATATTTAGACGAGATAAACGAGTTCCCAGCTATATATCTACAGTGTATTAGAGAGTTACGTTTATACACTACTGCTAATGCTACGGAAGGTGTAGTAGAATTAGCGCTAAGAGGTTATTTTCACTCTGATGAAAATTCTCTCAGTACAAATAATATAGTCTCCGATATAGAGCACGTACTATACAATATGGATACTAATCTTGGATTACAGATCCAACAAATAACAATAAATGAAATTATTGTAGATTCAGGCCTCTTAGAACCTTATGGGATGGTCGAAATATTTCTCAGTGTAAGCTTTGAAATAAACAAATTTTAAAGGAGAGAGCTTAAATGACAACTCTAAATCTTCAAAGAAATACTGAAGTTTATGTGTCTACTGTTGACTTAGCCGCAGGCGCATCTGCAGCCGATATGACATCCACTAATACCTGGAGAGTAGAGGTACTCGCCGGTTATGCTGCTAGTCAATCGTCTGCAACACAAGACATAACTTCCCTAGAAAGCGGTTTGAACCCTGACCGTAGTACTCAACGTTTTAATACTGCTATAAATCCGACTGAATGGAACTTCCAAACTTACTTAAGACCTACTGGCCTAGTGTCTACTGTGTCTGCGTCTGGTAACGTTAAGCCCCTAGCAGATTGGTTCTTATGGCAGGGTTTAATGTCCAATACTCTAGCAGCCATAGGTGTTGGGTCTGGTGCTGTACAAAGATCTACATGGCAAGACAATGGTACTTTTAGTACTGCTGCTCGTGCAGGTACTTCTAACGTAAGCCCACACACATCTAACTTTGCTACCGCTCCAGAATATGATATCTACCTTAAAATGGATAACGTCTTCTATCAAATTAAAAATGCTACCGTAAACGAAGCAAGCGTAGACGCTGCCATAGACGGAATTGCTACAACTAGTTGGAGTGGATTTGGTACAAACTTCATTGAATTAACTGGTTCTGCAAGAGATAACTTAATTCAAGCAACTACCTCAGCCAACGGTGTAAGTAGTGCAACTGTTACTAGCTCTAGACACCACCAGTGGGCTAATAACAGTGGTGTTGCCGCGGCATTTATCAGAAATCGTTTAAGTTCCATTGACCTCAGACACACTCCATCGGGTGGTTCAGTTTCCAATTACCAATTCCCAGTTACAGGATTAGGTATTACTTACAATAACAACATAAGTTATTTAACACCCGAAGAAATTGCTGCGCTAAATTCACCTATTGGTCAATTTACAGGTTCTAAGAGTATAACAGGTAATTTTACAGCATACCTACGTGGTGGTACAGATACCAGTTCTCAATTCTTGAGAAACATAGTAGCTGATTCCCGCACTAGTATAGCTCAGGTAAGTAATGCAAACTTAAGAGTAGGCGGCACCACTGCACCATTCGTAGCCTTTAACATGCCTGCAGTTCAATTTAACTTCCCAACTCACTCTATCGAAGACGTTATCGGTTTGAGTGTTGAGTTTTTAGCACAGGAACCAACAGCTACTAGAGGTACTGGTTCTGAACTAACAATGTTTGTATCTGGCGTAAGTTAATATTATCTAATTAAGAAAAGCTTGAGGGGGCTTTTCTTACTAAAATGCAGATGGGTAGCTACCTCAATAAGTTATTAGAAGTCCCCTCACTAATAACAAATTGGATATGGTAGCTACCCTTTTTTATAGAATGAGAGGACCTAATGAGTTTAATTAAAAAATTAATGGTAACAGAAAAAGTAACCAGTGTAGAATTTCCTGATATAGATGGTTTCGTAGTAAATCTATGTTATATTGGTAGAGAACGTATGATGAAAATACGTAATCAAAGTTTAGAATACAAGTTTAACAAGCGTACTAGACAGCGCGAGGAAGAAGTTAATAACGACAAATTCCTGGAACTATACAGCGAAGCTGTTATTAAAGGCTGGTCAGGTTTGAATGTTCGCGGACTTGCACATTTAATACCTATTGATACTAGCAGCATGTCTCCCACAGAAGATGTTCCATATAGTGCAGAAGATGCACTATTACTACTAAAGAACTCTACTATTTTTGATCAATTTGTTACAGACAGCTTGAATAATTTTGAAGTCTTTGAGAAAGAGGCTAAAGAAGAAAAAATAAAAAACTAAAAGAGTATCTACGTAATCAACTGCAATCTAGCGGTATGAGCGTAGAGCAATATTTAATGATGTGCGAACAGATGGGCTGGGAGCCTCGTGAAGAAGAAATTCCCGTAGATCCAGGCTCTCTCCATTTCGATGTTCAGAACGCATTAGTATTATTTAATATACTTCCAGATCGCATTGAAGGTATGAGTGGTACCTGGCTTGGTAAAGATTTTTCTTGTTTAGAAGTTTTTATGAACTTATATGAAATGGAAAATAGAAGAGATGTTTTAGATTTTTTATTCATAATACATAATACTTACGATGAATATTATAGAGAGCAGCAAAAAGCTAGAGAGAATCGTAATAAGGGCAGAAGATAATTGGCAACAATTAAGAATGTTATAGAAACTAAATTTACCACCGCAGGAGCAGGTAATACTGTAAATGCTGCTGAGAGCGTTAATAAAGCTCAGACCCGCCTTGGCCAATCTTCGGCCAGTGCGGGTCGTTCTTTTGCGGCACAGTCTCAAGGCTTAGGTGGTTTAGTAGCTGCCTATGCAGGCGCTGCTGCAACAGTATTTGCTTTACAACAAGCATTTGCTGCTTTAGCCGCTGCTGCACAATCTGATACTATTATTCAAGGTACAAAAACGCTTGCTGCTGAAATAGGTCAAAGCGGTCCTAGAATTTTAGCATCTATTAAAGAAATTACTCAAGGACAGCTTACTCTTACGGAGGCTGCTCAAAATGCTAACATAGCCTTATCTGCCGGTTTTAATACTAAACAGATTGAAGGGTTTACTGAAGTAGCACTAAAAGCTTCAAGAGCTTTAGGGAGAGATTTATCAGATTCCTTTACTAGAATTGTACGAGGTGTGTCTAAATTAGAACCAGAACTTCTAGACGAACTAGGTATTTTTACTAGAATTGAAGCTGCGACTCAAAGGTACGCTAGACAGTTAGGTGTTGCTACTAATTCTTTAAACGAGTTTCAACGTAGACAAGCATTTGCTAATGCTGCTATTGAAGAAGGTATACGTAAGTTTGGCGGTATAGATACTACCGTAGGCTCAACTCAAAAAACTCTAGAACAACTTAGAGTTCAAGTATTAGAATTAGGTACTGAGTTAGCTAAAGTTATAGTTGGCTCTCTAGAACCGCTAGTAAAGTTTTTTACTGGTGATTTTGGTAATGCTTTATTACTTTTTGGAGGTTTACTGGCTCTTACTTTTAAAAAATCAACAGAAGTAATAGGAGGATTTGTAGGCACTTCTTTAAACAATTTAACTAGACTTTCAGACTTTTTAGCCGATAAGGGTAAATTTGATACTAGCGTACTAAGCTCTTTAACTACTGATATAAAAAAGCCAGTAGGTGAAGGCGGGCTAAAAGGTATTAGAACTAAGGCGCTGATTAGTCAAGATCCTGAACAGGCTAAAAGATTCAAAGAAGCCTTAGAGCTTCAAAGAGAAGGTTCTGTACAGACAGTATCTCAATTAAATAAAGTTAATCAAGCCTATAAAGAACAACAAGCTGTATTGGAAGGTTTAGGTAAAACTACATCTGACTCTTATAAAAATCTGAATGCTGCAATACTTAGAAATGATGAAGCTATAAAGAATGCAGATAAACGCACTAAAGGGTTCATAGCAACTTCTAATTTACTAAAAACCGCTGTATCAGGAGTTACTAAAGCATTTGCGGTATTAGGCAGTGCTGTAAATATACTATTTACTTTAGTTACTATTAGTCAGTTAGTTGGCGATATTTTTGGAGTTGACTTAATAGGGGCTGTAAAAGAATTCTTTACTAAAACATCTGAAGCTGCTGAAAATGCTAAAACCGGTTTTACCGGTTTAGTATCAGCAGTGTCTGGTGGTAGTGCTGTATTAGTTGCAAGTCTAAAAAGTATTGGGGCCTCCGATACTTACTTAGAGAAATTACCTGAAACCTTAAGTGCAATTAAAGAATCTATTGATAATACAATCACAGCTTCTAAAATTCCTGTAGCTCCAGGCGGTTTTGGAGGTGCAATTGCGGTTGATCAGCAAATAACCGATGCTGAAAGAATTTTAGAAGTACAAAAAAGAATACAAGACGCAAGAGCTACTGTAGCAGGCGGAACAGGGTTACTTACAAGTCAGGACGATATAAACGCAGCTCAGTTAACGTTAGTATTGTTAGATAAAATACTACAAAGTTATACACAATTTGGTACTCAATATGAAAAAATAACTGGAGAAATTTCCAGAAGTACTGGCCTAAGCGGCGAACAAATAGGTCTTGCTTTTTCTAATAACAATATAAGTGCAATACAGGCTACTACTAATTCCCTAAGAGTATTTGGTGTAGAAATAACTAAAATTAATGACTCTTATACTTTAGATGGTTTGACAGATTCACAAGCTAAGCTTGTAGAATCTGCATTTTTAGCTACAAATAGTATAGAATCATTAGGAGAGAGCATAGCCGCAGGTGCGCTTACCTCAGAAAAATTTAGTCAACAAATTGGAGGCTTACAATCTCAACTTGATCTAGCAACTATTGCTTATAATGAGCAAAATTATCGTATTAAAAATAATATAGGGGTTACCACTGAGCTGTTAGCCGCTAATTTTGAGCTTGGTAATTCAATTACTTATCTAAGTTCTAAGATTGATTTCTACGAAAAACTAAATCAGAAACTTATAGCTGTAGAGACAACCTATAAAGGCTTAACAAAAACTTTTTCTAAAGAGATAACACTACTAGACACTGCAGTATTTGACGGAATTATAAGTCAAACTGGTGTCATTGCTAGAAATCAGGATCAAATAAATGTAAATCAAAATGAGTTTTTAGCTAGCGTACTAGAAACTAATAAAGCATCTGCCGATGTTGTAAGCGGTTTAATAAAGATTGAGGATATTATTCCTGGAGCAGTACTAAGTGCAGATCAACTTGCTGAGGCTCAACTCTTAGTTAATCAGCGTGCAGAGCTTTATAATAAAGCTTTGCAAGCAGTAACAGGTCGTTTTGTTGAGCTAATAAACAATACAAGAAAATTAGCAGACGAGTTTGAAAAAGAAACTACCAAGATACAAAAAGATCTATCTGACCTACTAGACAAACAAGCTATAGTAAAAATTCAATTAGAGTTAGACGCTACTAACCTACAGTTAGATGCGGTAGAGCAAGGTATTAAGAATACTATAAGTCAGGCTCAAGCAGATATTGAATTAATCAACGCAAAAAAAGAAAATAAAAAGATTGACGGCGTAGACGCCGCCAAACAAATTATTGCAAAGCAAGAACAAATCTTAAAAGAGCAATTTAAGTTAGCGGCGATAGAGTTTCAACGTGCCGATGCAGAAATCACAGCAAAAGATAAAATATTAAACCAACAGATTACTATAGATACCAAAGCTGTTAGAGCTAGAGAGAGTATTGCAAAAGCAGAAGCTACAGCCCGATATAATGCTCAAAAAGCCCAAAATCAAGCTTTTAGCAACTTAATTACCTCTCAAAATAGTCTAAACTCTAATTTCTTAACCTCTCTGGCGAATGTATATTCACAGGCAGCTAACCAAATGAGCAAAGCGCTTGGAATTTTTGGTGGCACAAATGTGGGAGGCCCTATAAATCCGGGTTATCTACCTGCTGAATTCCAAGACGCAAATGCTTCGTTAGATACTGCTTTTAATGATAATATCAAAGCTATATCCGCTTATGCTGACGCGGAGGCTGCAGCCTTAGTAGACGTTTTCCTAATGGAAAAAGCAAATCTAGATGCTACTAGAAAAATTGCAGAAGATAATTTTGCAAACCAAAACGCTTTATTAAGAACACAGGGAGAAACCCAAAAAGAAGTTGGAGAAGCCGCTATAAGAGCAGCTAAAGAAGCTGGTGCTGCAAATGCGGAAAAATTAAAAGAACTAGAAAAGCAATATAAAGATCTGATAGATGGTATGGCAGATAAACTACAAACCGCTATAACTACCGTTATAGAATTTGTAGGCGAGAAACTTGTTGCTAGTCAACAAGCTAAAGTAGATCAGCTAAAAGCACAAGAAGAATTAGCTAATGGCGTATTGGCTTTCCAGACTGAGCGTTTAAATCAAGCCCAGTCGCAGCTTAATGATGCTTTGAGTAAAGAAACCTCTCTAAAAGAAGAGTTAGTAGACTTAACTAAATCTTTAGTAGAAAGTCAAGCTTCTTATATAGCAAGCATTGGAGATACTAACAACAGAAGCATAGCTCAATCTAGCCAGCAGTTTATAAGCGATTTAATAGCTCAGAAAAGAAAAACAATCGAGGTAGGTGCCGCGGTGCGTTCTCGTATTGCTCTTGAAGAACAAGTAAGATCTTTAGAAGAAACCAAGATTGAAGTAGAGCAGTATTTAGAGGAAGTTACTCAAGCAAGAATAGAAGCAGAGGAAAAACTAGCTAAACTACAAGAGCGTTTAGCTGCAGTAACTGATATTGCCAGTGGTAAGATCGGTGATTTTATCCGTAATTTATCCGGATTTGGTCTACTAAGCGGTAGTACAGGAGGCAACGTGCTTAGCTCTCTAGTAGGTAAGATCACTGGTATAGATGCTGCTGGCAATTTAGCTAACGATATAAACGAAGCCGGTGAATTATTAGGTAAACTAAGTAATCAGATGAGTGTACAACAGTTTGAAAACATGCAAATGCAAAATAGCATTGGCGGCATGTTAAAACAAAGCTCTCAAGCACTGAATAGCGTTGTAGGCAAACTTGGAGATTCTGCCGGATTCTTAGGAAAGATTGCTGGTCCTTTATCTGGACTAGCTGGTGGCTTTGGTATAGGCTCCACTATAGGTGGACTTATAGGAGATAAGACTCTTGGGAGTAGTATTGGCGGAGCTATAGGTGGAATAATTGCAAAATTACCACTAGGGGCTACTATAGGTAAAGCTATTAGCGGATTTGCTAGTAAAGCTCTAACAGGCATAGCAGGTAAAGCTATTGGGTCTGCCGCAGGAGCAGCCTTAGGTACTGCTATGAATTTTGTACTACCCGTTATAGGTTCTTTAATTGGCGGATTACTAGGTAAACTATTTAGAAAAAAACCTAGGGCATCAGCAACTGGAGAACTTACTGAAGATGGATTTAGTACTATTTCACTTGCAGAAAAGAAAGTTGCTGGTGGAACTGCCAAGTCTCTTCTTAGCATATCTGAAACTGTACTTACTGGCGTAGTTACTGCCCTAAATCAAGTAGGTATTGCTTTTAAAGACGTAGTACGTACTTCTATAGCTATGAAAGAAGGTTCTATAACAGGTGCTAGCTTAAGTTTCGCTAATGGTAAGTCTTTCTCCAGTGGTGGATTAGGTAGCGGTCAGGATGCTGCTAAAAAAGCTGCTGAATTTTATAGTGAATCTTTCTTTGAAGGGCTTAGAGTAGAAAGAAATAGTGCTGGTGCGATTACTTTTAGAAGTTTAGTAGTTGACGCGCTAATACCTAATGCTTCCGACATACAAGCTGCATTAGATAATTTTGCTGAGCTAGCTGACACCGAATTAAAAACCCAACAACTATTTACCAAAGTTTTAGATTTCTCTACTAAATTTAATAAAACAATAACTGATTTATTAGGTACTTCTGCATTAACAGCGGAAAGAGTGTATCCTTTAATAGAAGAAGCTGCTAGCGAAAGTGCTTATAGTATTTTAAAATATTATGAACAATTACGTACTAATACTGAGGAAACCTTTGGTAGAACCTCTGTCCAATATGCAGAGCTTAATAGAGCATTAGAACTTAATGCTCTAGCTCAAATAGGCTTAACTAAAGATACTAATGGAGCCGTAGTAACTACTGATAGTCTATCTAACAGTATAAATGCTGGTTCTTTGGCAATAAAAAATATAGTAGCTAATACTACTGCAATGACCCGAGTATTTGAAGGGTTGGGATATACTGCTCAAGCTGCAGCTAGTATAGTTCAAAAAGGTCTAGTAGCTAGTTTAACTTCTTTTGTTAGCGACTTTGGTGATTCTATTAAAACAGCTTTAGATATGTTGACAAATCCTGATTCTCAAGCTACTAAAGGTCTTATTGACCTAGTTAAAAATGCAAAAGAAAGAGTACTTCAAGCTCAAGGTGTTTATGATGAGTTGTTAGTGTCTCAAGGTCAAACAGCTCAAAAAATAACTAATACATCTAAAGCCATTTTAAATACCCAAACTAACTTAGCTCAGATAGATGCGAAGGTTTCTGCAGAACGAGTAAAAGCTACTACATTAGCTTTTGAACGAGCTCAAAAAGAAGAACTATTTAATAGTG